AGTGCTAGCCCTATACAAGGTATGGATAATCGTGTTATACTACCTTATATGAGTGATGGTAAGATTGTAGGATATACTGCACGTTGGATTGGCGATGTTCCGGATAAGAAAACAGCTAAGATGGTAACAAGCCGCCCGCCTAGCTTTGTGTTCAACTTAGATCATCAAAGTCAACAGCGTAAGTACACAATCGTAACTGAAGGTGAGTATGATGCATTGACACTTGATGGTGTTGCAGTTATGACTAATAGCATTAGTCCAGAGCAAGCAAAGATTATTGAGGACATCGATAACGAGCCTGTAGTGCTACCAGATAAAGACAAAGCCGGTATGACATTAGCATTACAGGCCGCAGAGTTAGGTTGGAGTGTTAGTTTCCCAGACTGGCCAGATGGCATTAAGGATGCCAATGAAGCGGCACAACAGTTTGGACGAGTTGCCACGCTACAAAGCGTGTTATCGGCAATTGAGAGCTCACCGTTAAAGATTAAATTATTAGCAAGGCGGTGGTGTGTATAAAGTTAAACTAACTTGGAAGTTAGGACAAGATACTACTGAATGGTGGAATCATGTGTGTGCTTGGATAATAGAAGAATTTGGATTACCTGGCAATAACTACAAAACGGAAATGTCAGAACACTACATGATATTTTATTTTAATAAACAAGAAGACGCCGCAATGACAGCCTTGCGTTGGGGGAACAATTAATGGATAAAGAATATAGTGTAAGTACGCAAACGTTGTACTTGCAGTTTCTAATCAGCAATAGAGACTTAGCGGCAAGATGTAATAACATTTTAGACCCAGATCACTTTGATAGGCGCATCAGAAAAGCCGCAGAGTTTATCAAAGAGTATGTTAATCAACATGGTGATATTCCAGATCCTCTGCAGATTAAAGCAGTAGGTGGTGTTGACATTGAGAACATTGGACCCACAGCCGCACAACATAGCGCATGGTTTCTGGAAGAGTTTGAAAAGTTCTCAAGATACAAAGCATTAGAGAAAGCTATTCTAACAAGTTCAGACATGTTGGAAAAGCATGAGTATGGTGCAGTTGAAAAGCTGATTAAAGATGCAGTACAAGTTGGCTTGCCAAAGACATTTGGTACAGACTATTTTGCTGATCCAGTTGGGAGACTAAAAGCAATTAGAGATAACAACGGACAAGTGTCTACTGGTTGGAAGGCACTAGATGACAAACTGTATGGTGGCTTTAATAAAGGTGAACTTAATATCTTTGCTGGTGCGTCTGGCGCAGGTAAGAGTTTGTTCTTACAGAACCTAGCACTAAACTGGTCACAGTCTGGAATGAATACAGTTTACTTCTCACTAGAACTTAGTGAGCTACTGTGTAGTCAGCGCATGGATGCAATGTTAACTGACATGTCAACTCGTGACTTGTACAAGAGGTTAGATGAAGTTGAAGTCAAAGTTAAAATGGCAGGTAAGAAAGGTGGACTATTACAAATTGTTCAACTTACAAACGGCATTACCGCCAACGACATCTTGGCATGGGTACGTGAGTTTCAGACACAGCGTAATATTAAAGTAGATGCTATCTTGGTTGACTACTTGGACTTGATGATGCCAGCAAGTCAAAAGATCAGCGTTAGCGACATGTTTGTCAAGGACAAGTTAGTGGCAGAGGAATTGCGTAACTTGGTTGTTACAGAGAACTTGTTGTTAGCAACAGCCTCACAGTTAAATCGTAGTGCTGTAGAAAGTGTAGAATTTGACCACTCGATGATTGCTGGTGGTTTGAGTAAGATTCAAACAGCCGACAACGTGTTTGGTATCTACAGTACTCCTAGCATGAAGGAACGTGGTACAGTACAAATCCAGTTCATGAAGACACGTTCTAGTAGCGGTGTAGGACAAAAGATTGATCTAAGCTTTAACCCAGATACAATGCGTATATGTGATTCTGTGGATGCTGGCAATGTTACTACAACAAGCACAAAAGATTTGTACAGTAAGATTAGCAGAACAAGCAACATGGGTACAAGTGTTGCAACACCAGCAAGCAGTGGCCCAACATCTTGGGAAAAGCCGCAAGCAAAAGAAGGGTTTGACATATCAAAACCAAATTCTGGTCTACCCGTAGAAAAGCCCGCAAGTGCTCCGGTTGCTACTAACGCTAACAGAAACGCCTTAAGGGCTATTGTGAGTAGAGATCTTTAATTACTTTGGCTCGTACTCAATGTTTGGATTAACATCTGCGGCAATGTCTTTATCCGGTGCATCTAAACTTGGTTCGCTTGGCGAAGAATCGTCAGGGTTAAAGTTAGAAATGTCATTGCGTAAACGACTCATTAATGAGCTATCACTTACAATGATGTCTGCCATGCTTACAAAGGCAGAAGTAATTAAACGTGCTTCTCCAGCAGTAACTGGTTGTTCAGTTGCAATTTTGTTTAAAACCATCATAAAACGGCTTTGCACATCCTTATCAACCAAAGAACGTAGTGTTACTTTTAAGCGACTTAGTTCGCTAGATGTAATATCTGCGTCAGCTTCGCCGGTATCTGAGTGGGTATCGTACTCACTGATTTGCTGTATTCTGTTAGCCAAGTTTCTTAAATCTTGGGCGCTTGGGGAAAGTTGCATTTTTCTTGTTGCTCCTATTGAGACTATTTATTCATAAATATAATTATCATGCGTAAACAAACCCGTAGCATACTCGATGAAATTACAGGATTGGTGCCAAAGCAAGACAAGCACCTGTTGGTAGAAGGCTTGGCAACACAAGCTATTGCCCGTGTAATTAATCTAGTAGAAGTTATTCAGCAGAATTATCCCCCTCACCAAGCAGATGAATTGGTTAGAAGGCTACAGTTGGCCATCAAAAATGGTGATCCTGCTAAGTTTACCCGTGGAGTAAGATCCATTAAGGAAAACGAGCAGTGAAAATAAACGAATTAAAAAGACCAACATTAGAAGAAGGATTCCTTGATAACCTAATCTCCAAAGCTCAAAATATGGCTGGTGGCGATGGGGTTACTGGCTTTATCCGTGCTTTGCGTGGCCAGGGCGCCGCCCTAAACAAAGTAGCAGATGGCATTTCTAACCAAGTAGAAGGACCTTTGCTAAAACAGCTTGGCAACAGCATACAAGCAATTAAAGCTGGACAAGCAGATGTGCCAGTTGCCGCTATTATCAAGCTTGCTCTTCAAGCAGGTGTATCTGTTTCGCAAGCAGATAATAACGCAGTAAGCGCAGAACAAATTGTTGGATACCTACGTGACAATAAACAAAACGTAGTTCAAGTTGCAGGTGGTGGTGTCAATCAAGTTGTTGACACCATTGTAGCAGTTGCTACAGGCGGAGAAGGTGGCCCAATTGGGTCAATGAATTTTGATCAAACTATTAAAAATGTTAGTTTAGCCATAGCGTCATCGATTGTTTTATTACAAGCAGATTCGCAAAGTTCTGGTCCGTTTCAAGTGGACCCAGCTGAAAAGCAAAAGTTTGAACAACTAGGACAGCAAGTTATTGATACATTGTTTGATCCAACCAGCCAAGATTTCAGAGCGTTAAAACCTAACGAAGCCTTAAAAGATAACTTGTCAGGTTTAGTTGTTCATATTATTAATACTGTACAAAATAAGTTGGTAGATCTGCCAGCAGAACGATTACAAGCACTTGCTGGCACTCCTCCGGTTATTGCCTCGGCTACACAATTAAAAACTTTACTAGCCGGACACGATACTAGTATTGATCCAAATGCAGTAAACAACATTGTAACAAAAGTTACTCCGCTAATTCAAGAGCAATTAAAAACTTGGATTGGCATTGCCGCAAAAGAGACAAAGCAAGGTAAGCCAGTATCATTTCAGTTGTATAAAGACTGGGGCGGTGATGCATTTGGTCTGATTGATAATATGAAGTTTGGTGCAGGCGCCACTGCCGCAGGAGAAACACCTGCCGCAGGCGGAACAACACCTGCTGGTGGCGCCCCAGGTGGAACACCATCAAGTCCTGAAACTGGTGGCACACCAGCAAGCGCCGAAACTGGAACAACAGCTACAACAGAACCGCCACCAACAACATCACCGCCACCTGGTGATGCGGCAATCTTTACAGACCCAACGGCACTACAAGCTGAATGGCAAAAGTTCCTTGACTCAAATGGTAGATTAATTACCGAACCCCAAGTACTCGAGTTACTAAAAGATATGTGGAAGTATGCCGGCGGCGTAGGAAATTTCAAATGAAAGTAAAACAATTAAACAAACTAACTGAGGCAATGATCCTTAGGCAACAACTTTTAACAGAGTCTTGCAAAGGGCTAACCTACGAACAGGCCTATGTTGTAAACAGGATGTACAAGGAGTTTAAACCTCTTATTGAAAAAGTACTAACGCAAGCTGAAATTGATAATATTTTTAAAGGCATTGAGCAAGGTGCAACAGCCGGCGGCAACAACCGCACTATGGTTGGTAAAGGTGTTGACGTTGCTAAAGAAGTTAGCAAGGTTATGGACCAAGTTGGTCTATGGCTACAAGATACAACACCTGTTCAGTTCTTTGATAAAAAGTTTGAAGAACTAAAGACTAAAGTTAAAAGTGGTTTAGGTGGTGACGATAGTAAAATTGTACAGTATGTTAATGCACTAGGACAAGCCGCAAAAGATAATCCAGGGACAACTGCCGCTATTATTGGCTTGCTAACAGTTGTTGCCGCATTAACAACAGGCCCGGGTGGTGCAACATTAGTTGCTTACACATTACGTTCCGGTATAGATTTAATCAAAGGCGAAAAACTTTCTACAGCCGTTGGACGAGGTCTAAAGACAGCCGCTATTACTTGGCTTACTGGTAAGGCATTTGAACTGGTTAAAGACGCTGTTATAGCAGTTGCAGATGGCCTTGCTGATTTAATCGGCATTACTACAAATATTACACCTATCAATGATGTAGTTGGTAATGTTAAAATGAACGTAAATGTTGATGGTACAAACTATATTAATGTATCTGATATGCCAATGTTGCAAGCTGACTATACACAGCTTGATGGGCTGAAACAAGCTTTCTACGATGCAATGCCACCTGGCGGTAATGGTGCTGATGCGGCAGCCGCCCTTCAAGCATTTAATGCCAAGTTAGCAGAATTTACCACCGCTGACTATGCACAAAAGGTTACAGAAGCTATGGCCGGCGCAGACACGTCGACATTGGCCTTTACCACATACGACACAGTTCGCGAAGGTATGAATCAAGTTGGTGATGCTATTACTGCACTTGCACAAGGTGTTGCCGCAGGTGCTAGTTCAATGTCTGGTAAGGACAGTGAAACAACTCCAACCGAAGAGCCAAAAGGTACTACATTAGATACAGAAGCTGGTAAAGAAAAAAGCGGCCCTGGCAATCGCAAGGTCGATGACATTGTACAATTTGGTGCAGTTGGTGATCCAAGTAATGCTCGTTGGACTGGCGAAGAAGGCAAAGAATGGGAATTACTGGGCGGCGCCCTTTATGACAGAATTATTGACGATACATCAACTGATAGGGTGAATAACATACAGCGTGACTCGTCAAGGAAAGTGCATAAGTTATACATTGATAAAGATAGTGCTAAGAAATTATTCACACTCGAATCAAAGCGCATTGCCCGAGGACAACAACGAGCTATTTTTGAAGGCGTACAGTACATCTATGAAGAGCCTAACTTACTTGCTAAGATTCAACAAGGTGCAACTAAGGTATTGAACAAGTTGGCTGTCAAAGGCGGCAATCTAACAAACAAGGTTACAGCAGACAAATTACAACAAGCTTGGGTTAAAGCTGGCAAGCCAATGGACAGCGATGACATTATGGACTTCTTGATTAAACAAGGTGTTGATAAAAACGTTGCTGGTTCTACATTTGACAGTTTAAGTATTCCAAGAGCACAACCGGCTCCCAAGCCTGCACCTGCTCCAAGTGAAACACCTGCCCCAGCAGAGACACCGGCACCTGCTCCTGCTCCTGCTCCTGCTCCAAGTGAAACACCAACACCTGCACCTGCCCCAGCAGAAGCACCTGCCCCTGCCGCGCCAACTGGCAGTATTTTTAGCGATTTTAATAGATTACGTTCTGCTTGGCAGGCGTTTTCCGACTCGGGTGAAAACAAATTACCTATCCAAGTTAAAGGTGTGCTAGGTGATATTCTTAAAACAGCGTTCAATACAGTTGAAAGTCGTCGTATCCTAAACAACAAGCTTATCAAGCTAACTGAAGCCAAAGCACGTATTGACCACCCAGAAGATTTGGTATTTGAAGAAGGCGCCGACGGTGCAATGCGAGCTCTTAATGCTATCAAGCATGCCGCAGTTGATCCAAAGTCAAACTCTGTAAAGTGGGATGGTACTCCTGCTATTATCTTTGGTCGCGACGAAGATGGTTTTATTATGACAGATAAGGCAGGCTTTGGTGCTAAGAAATATGATGGTATGGCACGTAGTGCTAAGATGTTCCGTGACATGATTTACAATCGTAAGCCAGATGAGCAAGGACGTTTAGAGTACTCTACACAGATCGCAAAACTATACCCAATGTTAGAAAAATTAGTCCCTGCTAAATTCCGTGGATTCATCCAAGGCGACATTATGTGGATGAGTAAACCAGAAGTTCACGATGGTGCAATTGAAATCCAACCGCTAAAGGTAAAGTATACAATTGATCCAAGTAGTGATTTAGGTAAAAAGATTAAAGCAAGTAATGCTGGTATTGTTGTACACAGCTACTTTACAGATCGTGCAGAGGAAGAGCCACGTGCAATGACTCCTGCTGAAATTGAAGCTTTAAAACCAAGCCCGGGTCTTGTGGTACTAAGCCCTGTAATGCAAGTTAAGTCTGCACCATTTGAGATGTCACAAAGTGATATTCAAGTAATTGAAAACGAAATTGAAAAAAGCCGTGCTAGTATTAACAAATTGCTAGACAGCTTCTCTGTAAGTGCATTAAAGATTTCTAACTTGTCTGATATTTTTAAAAGCTTCCTAAACTACAAAGCGGGCATTGGCGAACACGGCCCAAGCGGCAAAGAGTTCTTGGAATGGTTGAAAGATCCAAGTAGAAGCAAGCTTACAACTAATAAGATTCAAAACGTACTTGATCATATCTCTAAGAATAAAGCAGGCTTTACCGCAGTATTCAAAATTGCCAATATGTTGGTTGAGTTAAAGTACAGATTGAAAGATCAACTTGATGCACATGCTAGCCAAGGCGCCGCAGTTACAGCATCAGTTAGAGAACACCCCGGCCATGAAGGCTTTGTAGCAGACACACCACACGGTAAAATTAAACTAGTAAATAGACCTGTGTTTATGAAAAAGGTATAATATGGAAGACTTTAGTTTTATCACGGAGAACTGTAACGAAAGCAAGATGTTTCGTAACAACTACCTATCGCAGTTGACTCTACGAGATGCAGTTGATAGCGTATTCCTTAACTTGCTTACTGTATACTTGTTAAGCAAAGAGTTTGAAACAAAACCATTTGCACAGGACTATGCAAGACGTACAATGCAGTTTGGTAATTTTAATTTGCCAAGAGTGAGTGGAACAGATTTGTATCAAGGCCTTCACATTATTTTAAATCCTGAAGGTGCAATGGCTGGTAAGTTAAAAGCACATGAACAGAATACTGCACTTGCACAAGAACTTAAAACCAATAAGAAGATGGTCTTAGATTTTTTAAGAAACATTTCAACAGGTCGCGGCGATACAACTTCGGCTATTCGTATCATGTACCGTTTGGAAGGACAAATGGGCATTGACATTAGCAACTACAAAAGCCTACGCCGATTGATCACAGATTGGGATAATTTGTCTTCGCATCAACGCGAACTATGTGTAACTCGTTTATTACAATATTATAAGATTAGAGGTAAGCATAGCGAGCTTTATCCAATACTTGATAGGTTAGCCGCTGGCAAGGGTTATGTATTGCACGGAGTTGAAAATGCTGAGCTAGCCGCGCTGGGTGTTGGTGCAATGGCAGGTTCAAGATCAAGCAATGGCTTCTTATCTAGTTTGGCTAAAGTAGCCGCAATGGGTGCCGCAGGTTACGCAATAGGTAGAAATCTTTAAATTATGTCTGATAAAAAATCATGGATGGTGCCCGGGGCACATGTAGGTGCCGACCCAGAGTTCTTTACTGCTTGGACACTATTTGACATTGGTCCAGAGTGTGAAGAAAGCCGCGGAAACTTAGCAGAGCTTATGAGCGTTATTGCCGCACGTGGGCAACCATTGCTGGCTGGTATTGAATGTATAGACAAACAAGATATTAGCAACAGCTTATTTGGGGACAATGTAACAGGCGAGCATCGAGTATGGTGCTTCAAATGGATTGCAAGCGGCATTGGCCAAATGACAGAAGAAACACTTGCAAACGAATCAAATGGGCGCAAGCTAGCAATAGGTTTAACTGAAACATATAAAGGTGCCAACACAGTTATAACAAAAGGTGCCGATACAAACACCTTTTTCATCCGCCACGATTCTTTTTAATTCAGCTAAATATACTTAATTAAAACCCCCCGTAATCACAACTCACCCTGGCTCATTAGTATAAGACATATTTCACAACAAACTGGAGTTTGGTTGTGATTTTGCACATGGATTAACCCATTTATGATTACGGAACAGACAAGTCTAGAGATGCATGTTGAGCTATGTGCTGAACGTTACGGACGCTTGGAAGAAAAGTTTAAAACAGTAGAACATCGTCTTGATCAACTTCATGACGATTTTTCCTCTTTTAAAGCGGAAAACCAAAAAAATCTTAGCGAAATTAAGAACTTATTAAGTGGCGCCAAAGATGAAAAGTTTAAGATAATGGTTACGTCTACTGCTACAATTATTGTAGGGCTTTTAGCAATGTTAGGTTATGTACTAACCCACTTGCCTAAATAAGTGGTAGTATTACACATTTAAGACGCTAAATAGATCACGGAGAACATTATGAAATTTAATGACATCACAACAACAATTACACCAGCACAAGCGGCACGTTCTGCACTTCGCAAAGAAAGCATTGTAGTAGAATCATTGGGCGGTAAACGCCTACGTGAAGAATTAGCTCGTGTAAGTCGCGAAATCGACACACTAGCTAGCAAGGGTGGTAAAGAGTACACTCGTGCTATTCTTCATAGAGAAATTTATGAAGATCTAGCAAACGTTGGCGCTCACTTAGTAGAAGCTGACTTAGATGAAGATAACTTAGAACAAGCAGAAGTTATTATTGCCGCAAAAGCAATGAACCACGATTTCCAAGGTTTCATTGAAGATGTAGCTGACATGCTTGGTAGCGATATGATTACCTTGGTAGACCAAATTAAAGAACGTTTTGGTGATGCCGCAGGTGAACAATATGCACAAGCAGTCAAGGGTGCTCTACAAGGTGCCATTGACACATTAACACAAACTAAAGATTCATTGGACGGTGCTATCAGTGCTTTAACTGGCGGCGGCGATGCAATGATGACTCCACCTGCACCGGGTGCTGAATTAGGTGCAGAGCCAGGCGCAGAAGCAGGTGGCGAAGCTCCTATTTTCCCAAGTAGTGCAGGCCCAGAAGCTGAACCTACTGGCAGGGAGATCAAGAGTGACGTTGCTTGAACTAGATAGCTTCGACAAAAACTTTGCCAACGCCATCAAGATGCTGATCATTAAAGGTCAAAGCGATGGCGTAGCAAAAATTCCCATGCACAAGTTAGTAAATGATCTGACTCGCATGGGTTTTAGTGCGGCTGGCCAAGTAGATGCTATTAGGGGTTTAATCTCTACATTCAAGGCAAAAAATAATGATTTGATCTCTGACGTTAATAACGATGAAGTTCTATTAACAACAGTACCATCGGCTGACACAGAAGACCAAGCAGAAAAAAATAAAATTACAGTAAGCAAAGATGCTACAGCACAAGCACGTAAGGATTTAGGACTATGAGTAGAGTAATGTTAACAGCCAGCGAAGCACGAGTTAAATCCTTACAAGACATTTTTGTTCTTAGAGAAATACGCGACCTAGAAGAAGAAATTCTTTTAGCAAGTGCAGATGGTGCCGTTCAAGTTGTGGTAGTAACAACAAGCACAATGGCAAAGAACTCAGCCGACGTTGGTTATGCACTAGCCGCTGAATATTTCGATACATGGACCGGTGCTCGTGAAGACCGTCAAAAGATGTTGCAAATGAATAAGGTTGTCCAATACTTCAGTGATCTTGGCTACACAATCGATCGTCAAACAAATCCAAATACGCAAACTACTTTCCAATGGGTCATTGCTTGGTAATCAAGCATTGACTTTCCTATCGTTATCGTTTATAATAAACGACAATGATAACATTTAATCCCAAATACAAATATGAAAAGCTGACTAGGATCGAAGGTCCTAGTCGACTCTACGCTACACCAGATGGCTCACGAGTTCCTAGCGTAACCACAATCCTAAGTTCTACAGCAGACAAGACATTCTTAAATGAGTGGAAGAAGCGTGTAGGCGAAGCAGAAGCACAACGCATTAGCACCGAAAGCGCAGGCCTAGGTACACTGGTACACAAACATATTGAGAATTTTATCGAAGGCATCGAACGCCCACCGGGTAATACTCCTATCCATCAAATGGCTAGGGCAATGAGCGACCAGGTCATTGAAAAAGGATTGTCTGGCGTTGATGAAGTATGGGGCATGGAAGCAAGTCTATACTATCCTGGCTTGTATGCTGGCACCACAGACTTATGCGGTGTGTACAAAGGCAAGCCCAGTATCATGGACCATAAGACTGCCAAGAAAATGAAGAAGCCCGAGTGGATGCAGGATTACTTTATTCAAACAACAGCATACGCATTAGCACACAATGAAGTTCACGGAACTGATATTCAGCAAGGTGTATTGTTTATGGTTGATAGAGAAAACCAATATCAGACTTTTATCATTGAAGGTGCAGAATTTAAGCACTATAGCGATCTTTGGTTGCAACGAGTAGAACAATATTACAAACTCAACTAAGTATCTAGTGGAAAATCGCAGTTTAGAACATTGGTTTCTTGACAAGCAAGGTAAACTATTAGCTTGGCGGGAGTGGAGAAGTAAGTTGGCAGATATGACAAACGAATCTGCTTTCAACGAAACAGCAATCTGGTGGAAATTCGTCCCACTAGTAAACAAATCTATTGACGCTTGGAGAGAGGACACTTGGCCTGATCCGTGGACATTGATCGGCAATGGTCAGTTTTGTCCAAGTGCTCAAGGTTTGGGCATGTTCTACAGTCTTGTATTAGCTGGCCGTGAATGCAAGCTTGCAAGAGCCCAGATTGATAAAGAAACACGCCTAGTGGTAATACTACCCGATGACAGATTGTTAAATTATTATGATGGAGAACTGATTGACATGAAAAATGTTGATCTTGAAATTTTACAAATTTGGGCGCCTAGCGACCTAGCTAGGCTGGTTAAAGTATAAAGATTTGGCGCACGTGCCTCCGGTAAGTAAATGTCTTACACAACTAGGGCCGTGCCAATGGAACAAGAAAAATATATGAGCAAAAGTGTTATTAATGTAATTAAGCGAAGTGGTAATAGAGAACCACTGGCGGTAGAAAAATGGCAAGCCCAGATTACCAAGATTTGTAGTGGAATAGCAGACGTAAGTCAAAGTATGATTGAGATTAAAGCTCAACCACACTTTTACGATGGTATTACCACCGAAGAAATTGATAGTATTACTTTACGTGCTATTGTAGACTTAATTGATGTGGAATCAAATCCTGATGTAGGTCATACCAACTATCAATACGTAGCAGGCAAGCAACGTTTATCAATGTTGCGTAAGGATGTATATGGACAATACATGCCTCCTCGCCTCTATGATATAGTTAAAAAGAATGTAGCTACAGGTTTATATACTGCTGAACTGTTGGAATGGTACACAGAAGCAGACTGGGACAAGATGGAAGACATCATTGACCATGAAAAAGATGAGCAGTACGGATATGCGGCAATCGAGCAGTTGATTGAAAAGTATCTTGTTCGCAACCGCGCCACAAAAGAAATTTACGAAACACCACAAGTTAGATACATGGTGGCCGCGGCTACTGTATTCCACAAAGAAGAACCTAATACAGCTCGTCTGCGTTATATTAAGGAATACTACAATGCAGCCAGTGACGGTCTATTTACTCTTGCTACTCCTGTCCTTGCTGGTCTCGGTACCCCTACTAAGCAATTCAGTTCGTGCGTACTTATTCGCAGTGATGATGACTTGGATAGTATTTTTGCTAGCGGTGAAATGATGGCCAAGTATGCCAGCAAACGTGCTGGCATTGGTTTGGAAATTGGACGACTACGTCCGTTAGGCTCGCCTATTAGAGGCGGCGAAATTATGCACACTGGTATGATTCCATTCTTAAAAAAATGGTTTGGTGATCTACGCAGTTGCAGTCAAGGAGGCATTCGTAATGCAAGTGCTACAGTATTTTATCCCATTTGGCATCATCAGTTTGATGATCTTATTGTACTTAAAAACAATCAAGGAACAGAAGAAACCCGAGTCCGTCATATGGATTATGGGGTTGTGCTTAGTGCTTTCTTCTTCAGACGATTTAAAAACAAAGAACAAATAACTTTCTTTGATCCCAATGAAGTTCCTGACCTGTATGAAGCGTTTTACAGTAATACAGAAAAGTTTGAAGAACTTTATGTAAAGTATGAAAATACTCCTGGGCTTCGTAAGAAGTCAATGAGTGCTGAAGAAGTTTTCAAGAGTGGCATACTAAAAGAACGCACCGACACAGGTCGTATCTATCTTGTATTCATTGACAATGTCATGAAGCAAGGTCCGTTTGATCCAGAGTATCATACAATTTTCCAAAGTAATCTTTGCTGTGAAATCCTATTACCTACAAAGCCTTTTAAGCGTCTTGATGATCCTAACGGTCGCATTGCTTTATGTACGCTCGGTTCTATCAACTACGGAGCTTTCCGTAATCCAGAAGATATGCGTAGGGCTTGCCGTATACTTCACCGCAGTCTCAACAATATACTTGATTACCAAGACTTTTTAAGTATACAATCTAAATTATCCAATGACGAGATTCGTCCTTTGGGCATTGGTATTACTAACTTAGCCTACTGGCATGCCAAACGTAGTTTGAAGTATGGCGAACGTGATGCACTACAAGAAGTTAAGTCGTGGATGGAACACATGGCCTACTATCTAACTGAAGCCAGTGTTGAACTAGCCAAGGAACGTGGCAAATGTGAAGGCAGTGATCAAACACGTTATGGCCAAGGTGTATTCCCCTGGGAACTACGTGCCAATGGTGTCAATGAATTAGCAGACTTTACTCCTGAATTGGACTGGGAAACACTACGCACACAAATGAAAGAATACGGTGTACGTAATGCTACACAGATGGCAGTTGCTCCTGTGGAAAGCTCAAGTGTTGTTATTAACAGTACAAATGGTATTGAAATGCCAATGAGCTTGATTAGTACCAAGGAAAGCAAAGCAGGCTCGTTTACACAAGTTGTACCCGAGTATCACAAGTTAAAGAACAAGTATCAACTAATGTGGGAACAAAAGGACTGTGACGGATACTTAAAGACAGCGGCTGTTATTGCGGCTTATGTGGACCAGAGTATTTCAACAAATACATTCTACAATCCAGCACACTTTGCCGATCGTAAGGTACCAACTACATTGATTGCCAAGAACTTGATGCAAGCACACATTTGGGGTATCAAGACTTTCTACTACAGCTTAATTAACAAAGCTGGTAGTAAGGCCATTGCAGAAGAAGCCCCAACTATGTTGGAACCTATTAATTTTGATGATGCAGAAGACTGCGAAGCGTGTAAACTATGAGCAAACAACAATATAACTTAAACAC